GTGCAAGAATAACGGGTTTGGCTGGATTCTGTTCTTTTGCACTGGTAGAAGTCGCTTGAAATGGTTTATCAAGATGCACTGTTCCCATATCAGTTGTTACGTCAATTTTACCAGTTACACAATCTTTGTCAATGTTTTTATAACCTACGGGGCAGCTAGGCAGTAAAATAATAAGACTACGACCTAATTCATCAACTGTCATACTAAAATCTGTTCCACGCACACCAATTGTAGCAGTAGGCGTTTCAATTTTCACATTTTGTGGATTATCTTTGGCGATCTGCCCACTTGCGTATCTAGCAGTTCCAATAGCAACTTTTAATCCTAACTTGCCAGCATCGCCGTGTGCAGGATCATAAACAAAATCATCAATTACAAGTTTACTTTGTTCAGTTATTTCAACTTTTGTAGCATCTTCAAATGTAATACCAACTCGTGCTTTAGCAGTAACAACGGCGTCATTCATTTCGACGCCGCTGTTTACATTACTTGGTATACTTGTCTTATCTCGTTGTATTTCTGCCATTCCGTTCTGTTCAGTTACCACACCAATAGCAGCATTAGTTACTTGTGGTGACAGTAATATTATTGTTAGAACCAACACTTTTAATATTGACTGTGCTATCAATCGTGCCATTCTGTGTTACCGCCACGTTGTTACTTGAGCCATTAACATCAACTTTTGTATCAAATCCGTTGCTGCCTGCTGGTCCTGCTTGTTGAACATTAACTACGTTAGAATCACCTGTTTCTTTAACATCCGCACGTGCGCCAAGTAGATTGGTTGTAGCACTATTTATGGTTGTATTATTTGTGCTTCCGCTTACAACTGCACTAACTGTGCTTTTTGCACCAGCAGTTATGTTAGAAGTATTTCCACCACCAGTTACAGTTGCAGTTATAGCAGTATCATTGCAGCTTGTACTTGGTGAAGCACCGCAGTTAATTGTTGTTGTATTATTATCACCTGTTACAGTACTATTAATGTTACTATTTGTGCCTTCAACATTAACTTTATGCGTATTTCCGCTTCCAACTTGTGAAATACTTACAGTTTGTCCATTGCCATGCAAAATAGTAGCGGTGGTTTCGTTTCCAATTTCATTGTTTGAACCTTGTTGATTGAGTGTGATAGTGCTTCCACTTCCCACTTGGTCGATATAAACGTTGTTAATCGTACCAGCAAAACTTTGACTCGCTAGCATTATGCCTGCAATTCCGATTGCAGCTTTCATAAAGTTTTTCAAATGCCTACTCCTTTAAGGAGTTTTACGACTTCTTTTTTTCAGTAGTCGCATAACTCCATAGATTTTTTTGTGCACCCTGTTTAATCATATCCACAACTGCTGCTTCTGTTGCCAGCCGTACAGCATATGTAGTGGGTTCGTTGACATTTGCACCAGCCTCGACTTGTAAACTCATCGTGCTCTGATCTAGGAATGTGACCACTGTGCCACTTCCGCCTGTACTTAAGATTGTTTTAGTAGCACCAGCAGAGATTAGTACTTCTCCAGTGTGTACGCTTATCAATCTTACAACTACAGTAACCTCGTCGGTTCTATATTGTTGATTTACTCCAATTCCTAACATGGCAGCACCACTGCCACCACTTTGCAGATTAGTATCATATCCTACGATACCACCCTCTACCATAATACCAGCAATTAACATTGGCGATAGCGGCTTAGCATCTTTTCCTTCATAAGTTTCACGTTGATTACGAATTAATTGACGTTCTTTAATAAGATCATCTAATCCAACACGCTCTACAACTTGAAACCATTTACCATGACCTGCATCTTGCAGTGCCTTAATAAGAAATACTTCGCCACCTTGCGTTACAGCACTACTTAGCACTGAAAACTTGTCGTTTTCTTTGCGTTGACCAGTTTTATCACTAAATCCATACATTGCTATAGTGATTGGTGGTCCATGTGGAGGCGGCATATTTTCTAATTCATTGTAATAACTTTTAGTTACAGTTTGTGGCACAGTACTGGCCGCAGTTGGAATCTTTGCTGAATAAGGAGTCGATGTTCTGCATCCCACTAGTGCAAGTGCCGAAATACATAATACGATTATTTTAAACATTAGAATTTGAAACTCCCTATTGGAACTGTAATGTTGGTTCTATTACCTGTTGCATCAATTACAGTTAGTGCAATTGTTTGTGTTGTTGCATCTTTTATCCAAGAAATAGTACTGCCTTCAAATTGCATAGTTCCAGTTGTTGAACCATCGCTAAACATAGCATTGCTCATTTGCAAACTAAGTTGTGCGTAGATGCGGCTTTCCAGATTGTTAAGAAATTTACTTAAATTAGTATTGCTAGCCGCTGCTGCGGCTGCGTCTGCTGCTGCTTTTTGAGCAGCATCACGTGCTTGGCGACGAGTATACTCTTCGTTTTCAATAGTCAAGACATGACTACTAAAACCGTCACCGCTAAATTGTGGGTTCTTAAAAGCAAAAGTCATTTCACTTGCTAATGCAAGTGTAGGCATTGTCATTAAAAATACACAAATTACGCCAATTTTACGCATTATAATACCCTCTAGCTGATATTATTTATAAGTTTCAAGGGTGTCAAAATATTGGCACTTAACTAATTTTGGTTGTTGAGTTTTTTATTGAGCAAAGTTTGTCGTATTTTTTGCTTCGTTTCTTCACTTCTTGGCTTACCATATTGTGAGTTTAATTCACCATTCTGTCGATTATGTCCTGACAATTTTTTAATTGTCTCTGGGGTATGTTTTTTGCCTTTCCAAATTCCCTCTGGATATTTTTCGTGTATTTTTTGAATTAGTGGTTTCATAATTTCTTTATGTTTCCCAGAGGCATAATATTCTTGTAATGTTTCTTTGCCCTTTGCAAGATTGCTAATAGCAATTTTGTCGTGGTCTTTGTAAAAATTTTTTCCAACAGAATTAATATATCCAAAGCCACCTTTGCCACCTTCACATAAATTATATGTTTCTTCACTGATAACTACCAGTTCTTTTTCGGCGGTATTCATATCTACCTCGTTGTCATATATATGAAGTATTTCTTTAGTAAAGTTATCTATGCCGTACTTGGCAATTGCGTTTTTTAAATGCTTGCCACTTCCCATATACTCATCATTAAGATTAGTAGTTTGGTGCTTGCCAATATAATATTTGCCGTTGATTTTATTAGTAATTTTATAGATAGTATAAAACAAAAAAGTCTCCCGTTGCACAATAGATTTACTCTACTACTATTTATGCAATGGGAGACTAATGCTGGGGTGCATGGACTCGAACCACGATAGCAGGAATCAAAATCCTGCGTCCTACCATTAGACGACACCCCATCAACTTTTTTAATTCTCGATTGCTTGTCCATTTGGTGCTACCAGACCTTTAACGCCAGTGCGGTCAAACTCTATTACATCACTCTTTGGTAAAAATTTATACCAAAGATGTTCAATGTCTATATATCCACCTGCATTAACACGGTCTTGCATATGTTCAGTCATGTCTTCAAGAAGTAGAATGAACTCCCCAATACGATTGGCACCAAAACTATAAACACGCAACATATGCTGCTGATCTACGCCAGTAATACCTGGCACAAACTGACTTAACATACGCTTACTTACAACATACTTGTCACCAACGATATTGTTTTCATAATCCGCTGTGTTGAACTTTTCAGTAAGCGTATAACGTCCACTTACTTTAAAGATGCGATCACAACCATCAAACCAACCTTTTTCTTGTGCAGTTTCAAAGAAACTATGAACAACCGCAAGTTCAGTTAAGTTCTTAACAACATCTTGAACTTCAATGTTGTCATGAATCCATACTACGTTTTCATCCGTGCTGAAATCCATAAAGTGATCAACATGTTCTACAAGTTGAGCCTTTACCTCATCACTTATGCCAGGTTGACTGCAATCTGTTAAGCAAATAACAGCATTAGGAATACGCTTACGAACACTAGCAATAGTTTCTAGTGTCTGAGCAAGTCGTTCCTCTGGCTTATATATTGAGAACTTGGCATTAATGGCACTGGTTATAAAAACGCCGTATTTTTTTGTTTTCTTCTTAGACATCTAGGTTCAACCAATCTGGACGAGCAAGAGTCCAATCAACCACTTGTTTGATGCGTTCGGTTAGTTCAATCTTAGGTTCCCAACCGAGGCTCTTCATAAACTCACCACTGAGTGAATAACGAAGGTCATGACCAGGACGGCTGCTATGGAAGTCAACCATTTCATAGTTAAGAGGTTTGTCTTGACTATCGGCAATAATCTGTGCTAGTTCTAGGTTATTGATTTCCTGTTTACCTACGATGTTAAACTTTGGGCATTTTGCTCCACCAAACTCTGGCGGCATTGTGAAATCCTTGAGATCAAGAATGAACATTAGGGCTTCGGCAACATCCTTTGCATGGATGTAATGTCGTGAGCCAGGAATAGTACGAGTCTTATCGCTGTGAACTGTAATCGTTTCGCCATCACGAGCCTTGCGAATACACATAGGAATAAACTTCTCTGGATGCTGACGCTCACCAAATACGTTCATCGTATGCGTTACGTAGACGGGCAGACCATAGGTATTTTCATATGCTACTGCAAGTTCTTCGCCACCTGCCTTGGCTGCGCTATACGGATTGCCACTGTTATAGCGATCATACTCACCGTAATTCACGCCAACAGGTGCTGGTCCAAATACTTCATCAGTTGAGAAATATACAAAGCGTTCTAGATTATCACACTTACGAGCAAACTCAAGGATATTGCAAGTTCCAACCACATTATCCATGACAAATTCCATTGGATAGTCGATAGAACGATCCACATGACTGCCAGCAGCAAGGTGAAGAATAATGTCAACAGGTCCGATACGAGTCTTCGTAAGGGGGTTAATTTCTGCCTTGAGATCATGGAAGATTACCTTTACACGTGCTCGTGTTTGTGGGCTATGATCTTGCATCATATCGTTTAGGCGGTTAAGATTGCCGCTAAAATCTAAACGATCAAGACTAATGATATTC